GAAGTACGTATGACACAGATGGAACTAGAACAACAGTTAGGAGGTTTATTCTCTCTACTTACTGTTGAGTTCCTAGTACCTTATCTAGACCGTAAGCTTAGTGTACTAACAAAGAATAAAACTATACCTCCTATCCCGAAGGATATAGTTAAGCCTACTATCGTAGCGGGTATCAATGCTTTAGGTCGTGGTCAAGATAGAGAAAGTCTTGGCATGTTCCTTCAAACTATTGCTGGAACAATGGGACCGGAAGCACTACAGAATTTCATCAATCCTGATGAAGTCATCAAGCGTCTAGCTGCAGCTTCAGGTATCGATGTACTCAACCTAGTGAAGAGTATGCAAGAGATACAAGGAGAACAACAGCAACAGATGCAACAACAGATGACAATGCAAGAGCAACAGAATGCTCCTGCTATGGCAGCTGTAGAACAGAAACAGATGCAAGCTGAAATGCAATTAGCTGCACAACAACAACCACCACAATAACTATGGCAGAAACACTAACAGTAGACACCAGTCCAGATACTGAAGTATTAAATTCAGATGAACAAGAGTCTTTGGAGATTGGTGAACAGATGGAAGCTGCTCAGGATAATCTCCTAGCAGGTAAATATAAAGATGCTCAAGAACTAGAGAAAGCTTACATTAAACTACAAGGTAAGTTAGGCAAACCTAAAGAAGAGAAGGAAGATACTTCTCAAGAACTAGAGATCAAGAAGGAGGAAGAAGAAGAAACTAAAGAAACTGATTCTGACTTTCTTGATCGCCTTTGGGATGAATCTCAAGATAAGGTTAGTGATGAAACACTGCAGGAACTCAGTGAGATGAGTTCTCAAGACCTAGCACAGATGCATCTTAAGTATAGATCAGAGAATCAGAAAGTAGTTATTACTGAGAAACAAGTTGGTCAACTAAAAGATGTAGCTGGTGGTGCTGAGAAGTACACTGAAATGATAGGTTGGGCAGAGAACAATCTCCAGAAAGAAGAGATCAACATGTACGACGCAGTAATGGAGAAAGGTGATCCCCTTGCTTGTTACTTTGCTGTACAAGCTTTGAAGTATCGCTTCGATGATGCGTCTGGTGTAGAAGGAAAAATGCTCACAGGTAAAGCACCATCTACAGGTGGTGATACCTATCAAAGTCAGGCACAAGTTGTGGAAGCAATGAGTGATCCTAAATATGATAATGACCCTGCATATCGTAGGGAAGTTATGAAAAAACTAGAACGATCTGATGTTGATTTTTAATTATGATTCCACTTTTAACACCTTTATTACTTACAGCATCTTGGTATGGACCTGGCTTCGACGGTAATCTTACAGCTAACGGTGAGCGGTATGATCAATACGCAAGTACTGCTGCTCACAAATCCCTTCCATTTGGAACCAAACTTAAGGTTTGTCTTGACACTTGTGAAGTGGTAACTATCAATGACCGTGGGCCGTTTATTCCGGGCCGGGATCTTGATTTATCTCTCGGTACAGCTCGCAGGATCGGCATGGAAAGTGCCGGTGTTGCTGACGTAAAAGCAACAAGACTAAACTAGTGAAGCGATTCACTGAGCCCTGGATAATTACAATTATGTTGCTATTAATGGCTGCATTTATCGAGGGCGTACATGTCATTAAACATGACTACTATAACAACTTCCGTTCACCCCAATGTGGGGCGCATGACTTGTAAGCAGGGAACGGGGCTTACATCATAGGAGAAAACTATGACCGTCACTTATACATATCGTGGCATCAAGTACACGAAGACAAAGTAAAAGCGAAAAACAACTATTCCTTTATTAAACATATTTAAAATGAAATCGATTATTGCACTTGGAACACTGGCCACCGTAGTTGCGACACCTGCAATTGCTGGCCCTTATGTTAACACTGAAATCAACAGTGGCTGGAATGGCTCAGACTATCAGTCAAGCCAAACAGATATCCACGTAGGTTACGAAGGCAGCACAGAAGCATTCGGCTACTACCTACAAGGTGGACCAGCTGTGGTCTCAGTAGATGGAGAAGACGCTAACACTGAGCTTTCAGGTAAAGCAGGTGCGGGGTTTCAAGCAACTGAAGCTCTGTCCGTTTACGGAGAGATCTCTTTTGTTACGACTGATGGTGACGAGAACAACTACGGAACCAAAGCTGGTCTTAAGTGGGCCTTCTAGATGGCATTTCTGTATTGCTACTCATTAATAATCCTTCTAGTATTTGGTATGCATGTAACGCTACCAACTCCTTATAGGGGATCTGGAAAATAACTATGGCACATCAAAGTAAAGGGAACCCAGCACATCCGGTTCCCTATGCTCCAGCACCGGAGCCAAAAGAGAAGCCTAAAAAGTGAATAGGAGGGAGAGCACCTCAGAGTAGGACTCTCCTTTCATTGGCATTAGCCCCTACGGGGATACCTTTTGCCGTCTAGACGGTGGGAAAGACCACAAACAAACTGATCAAAACATTACGCGTAAGAAAGTAAACAATACATTAATTCTTTAATTAATAATGGCACATCAAAATAGTAATGAACCTCTCGCCGATCTGACGAGGCCGGGTTCTGATAATGGTGCTGCGGATTCTAGAGCCCTATATCTCAAGCTGTTTAGCGGAGAGATGTTCAAAGGCTTCCAACGTAACACCATTGCTCGTGACTTGATCATGAAGCGTACACTGAAGAACGGTAAGTCACTTCAGTTTATTTACACTGGACGTACAACGGCTGAGTACCATGTACCCGGTCAAAGCATTCTCGGTAATGACGAGAAGGCACCTCCAGTGTCAGAGAAGACAATCACAATTGATGATCTCTTGATCTCAAGTGCGTTTGTTTATGAGCTAGATGAAACTCTTGCTCACTATGATCTTAGGTCTGAGATCTCACGTAAGATTGGTTATGCCCTAGCACAAAAGTATGATCGTTTGATCTTCCGTGCTATTGCTAACGGAGCACGTAAGGCTCATCCTATCTCAATGACTAACTTCGTTGAGCCAGGCGGAACACAAATTCGTGTTGGATCTAACGCTCAGTTCTCTGATGCATACAATGCTCAGTCACTAACTACTGCTTTCTTCGATGCAGCTGCTGCACTAGATGAGAAAGGAGTAAGTCAAGAAGGACGGTGTGGAGTACTTAACCCACGTCAATACTATGCACTAATCCAAGAAGTAGGAAACAACGGTCTTATCAACCGTGACGCTCAAGGAAGCGGACTACAATCTGGTAACGGCATCGTAGAGATCGCTGGTATTAAGATCTACAAGTCAATGAATATCCCATTCTTCGGCAAGTACGGTACTATTTATGGTACAACTGCTGGTACAACTGACGCTAACGTAGCTGATCCTGGTAACACTGGATCCTTTGTTGGTGAAGGTCTAGAAGATGCTGATGCTTCAGCAACTGGTATCAACAATGAGTACGGTGAAGATGGTGAGTTCACCAAGTCATGCGGCCTGATCTTCCAACGTGAAGCTGCAGGTTGTGTTGAAGCAATTGGCCCTCAAGTACAAGTTACCTCTGGTGACATTTCCGTGGTTTACCAGGGCGATGTAATCCTAGGTCGTTTGGCTATGGGTGCTGACTATCTCAACCCAGCTGCTTGTGTAGAACTGTTTGCAGGTGCTGCTTCAGGCGACGCTGCTTTCTAATTCACTTATTTATTTATTCATGGGGAGTCTTCGGGCTCCCTTTTTTTTATTCACATATATTAACTATGCCAATTCCTACCACTAACGCTACACAAGAATTACCCGCAGTCAACGAAATACTAGCGTCAGTTGGTCAGGCGCCTGTAACTACCCTCGATCAAACCAACCCGGACGTTGCGATTGCATACGATACTTTAACTCAAGTATCACGAGAAGTACAGGCAGAAGGCTGGAGCTTCAATAAAGAATATGACTACCCAGAAACAACTACAAATAAACAATATGTTATCCCCACTAATATGTTGCAAGTAGATCTTGCAGAAGGAAACACAACCAGTAGAGTATTAACTGGTAGCAAGAATGTAATACGAAGAGATGGAAAACTATATGATAAATATAATCATACTTATGATATTACATCTGCAGATAGTGGAGAAATTAAACTAGATGTAACTTGGTGGTTCGATTGGGTTGACCTACCTATACCTATCCAAGATTACATTGTCTCTAGGGCAGCTGTGATCGTCTCTAGCCGTATCGTAGGTGACGGTGGACAATATCAGATGCTACAACAAAAAGAAGCCTACACAAGGGCTATGGCCTTAGAGTATGAAACTCAACAAGGGGATTATACATTCTTTGGACATTCCAAAGGAGGAAATAATTATAATAGCTATCAACCTTATCACGCATTGTATCGCTAATGGCAGCAGTAACTCAAATAGTACCTAACTTTTTAGGTGGGGTATCAAAACAAACAGATCAAAAGAAACTTCCTGGTCAGGTAAGAGACTGCCTTAATGCTTACCCTGACCCAACCTTTGGTTTAATGAAGAGACCAGGTTTTAAATTTATTGACACTATTTACACACCAGCCGCTGGAACTGATCCAGAGCTAAAAGATGCTAAGTGGTTCTTTATTAAACGAGATGATAATGAGATTTACATAGGATGTGTATTAGATGTAGATGATACAGATCATTCCACTAATCCTATTAGAATTTGGAATAAATCAGGTACAGAAGTTACTGGCAATATAACTTATCCTGACGGTAAAACTTATCTAAATACTACTCATGATAACTACGATGTATTAACAGTACAAGATACATCTATCATTACTAATAAGACTAAAATATGTAAACCACTAGCAGTACCTGGAACACATGTATCCGATTCATATGGCACTGTACGTTTACTGAACATTGCATACAGTAATAGGTATATAATTAAAGTAAAGGTAGATGGTACATTATATGGAACTGATTATACTACTAGTATCAAGTATGTTG